GGAGTTATGTTAATGGGTGTGCTACCTCCCCCTAAATATTCAGGACGGGTAGCTCTGAGATCGGGTGATGAAACTCCGAAATGTGCCTTCGTGATTTCAATTAGGCGAGTTCCGCCCCTCGCATCGCGTTCTAGCAGCCGCTGAACTTGGAAGCTTTGCCTTAGCTCGTTTATTGTTGCTGCAGTTGCAGTTGTTAGATCGGCGAATATATTTGGTGCTCCCGGTATTAACGGATTTTCTTGAGCTATCAAGAATCCTGCCGATACATCGTCAGGTGTATATACCGTTCCGTCAGTTTGTACAAAGTCAACTGAACTATTGAACGCATCCGGCGATGGAGGGCCGAGGCCCATCACATCAGCCCTGGTTCCCAAGGGCAGTAATACTGCTTCCCCCTTTTGCGGAAACGGTAAACTGCTCGTAAAATAATCGTGACGCTTCCCGCGCCTTGTTAATTTATATGTTGATTCCGGGTCTGGACCATCGTCCAGCGGTAGCGGTAGCGAATTTTGTAAGTTCTGGTCCCTGTACCACTCGTTATAAATTAGCGTGGTTGCCCTCAGCGGAAGCGCTGAATGTGATAGCCCAGGGACTAGAGTTGGTACGCCCAGGTAGTCGTATATCGATTCGTTCAGATGCCCCCCTGCTGGTGCTACTATTTGGGGGATTGTAAAGTCTGTCGAATCTGTTGGGTTTGCTTGCTCGCCCATGAATTTTGCCCAATTGTCCCAGATTAATCTGTTGGGGACCGCAAAGAATTGCGTTTCTATGAACATGTTGTCCATTGTTGGAAAAATGGGTGTGGCGAGTCTGGCTAGCGCCATCGTGTTTAACGTAAACGTATCACCCGGTAATCCTTCATCCCAGAAGAATGGAATGAGGAATCCACCGTCGAACGTACATTTGAATCCGCTGGATCTATCGAAGCTCGAGCGCGGTATCTCCGCTTTTGGTACTTGGGAGAACTGGTGCGTCATTACTGACTTTCGGTGTGTAGCCCTTTGATGTTGCATGTTTTAGCCCTTAGTTAGGTATTACTCTCTGGGCGATCGTTGCCCAGAGAGCCTTGTATGAAGCCGTTTTTTTAAAAAGTGTCGCCCTGGCCGACAGTTTATTGGTTTACCTCCCTAAGATCGCCTAGCGGCGGGTCGGTGAATAATTGCTGTTGCTCTGTTTCTTCTACTAATTCTATACCATTGCTCAATGCAATTGGATTATTTGTTAAGAATTTTGCTTTTTCATCGGACCATGAACCGATGTTGAATAGTGTATAGTCCTCGGGATGCTTCCCGAACTGGTGTGTAGTGTCATTGATACAATCTGCGAAAACGCGAATAGCCATACCATCTTCATGCAAGAAGAATGGGGTCAAGTAGGCTTTCGCTTTGGAGTCATAGATTGTAAATATTTTGTGTTTCATATTGTGTTCCTTTTCTGATTTTTTACCTGGGCTTTTTTACAGACTTCCCTGGTGATAAGTCTTTTTAGCGTATTGTTTTGAATGTGGAGCTGGGCGAATTCTTGCCGTTCACTTTTAATCCGTTCAAATAGCGAAGGGTTTTCGCGTTCGAGCAGAATATCGTAGTATTTCGGGGTGGGAACATGATGGTAGTTATTTTTCGACAGAACGATGATATCATCGCTCGGGAATACATCAGTTTGGAATTTGGCAAACCATGAATATCCGATGCCTGGTTTATTGGACATCGTTGAGTACTCTTGTTGAACTGAGTGAAGTTCGCCGGTAAGCAAACAGGGTTTTTTATAGTGGTCATGTTTTTTATCTCCGTTAATTTTTTTGGTAATGTATCGTGCTACGTAGCCTGCTGAATGCAGCGTTAAATCCATTACCGTTACGAATCCTTTTCCCCACGTCTTTTCTAATGAAGGTGATATATATATATTGCCTGATGTTTTTTCTTGGAATAATTCCAAGTCTTTGAATTCGTGGCCGAATATTACGGCATGGTAGTGGGGTCGGCCAAGGCCGGATTCTAGTTGTGGTTTTCCGATATCTTCATCGAGTTCGGCGTATTCGCCGCAATGAAAGAATCGGATTCTTTTTGGTTTTATTTTCTCCCTTAACCGGTACATGAATTGCTTATAGTCTTTTTTAAGCAATGTCCCGTGTTTGGGTAGATTTTGGTCGTCGTAAGTTAGCGTTATTACGCAATTTTCCTCATGCATTTGAGCTTCATGCATGATACGTACCGCCCATTGTCTGGAATAGTCAAGTCGGCAGCCTATACAGCGGCCGCATTTTATCCAGACTGATTTGTAAGCTTTTCCGTCACTGGGTGGTGACGTCCCGAATTTTAATGTTCCCCCGCCTACGGCTTGATGGGATTTTATCGGGTGGTAACAGGTTATACTCTGTACCCGCCGCGCATGATTTTTCCACCGAGATTTTTACGGTGAGTTCTGCTAGCTGTTCGACTAAATAGTCGCTTTGATTTTCGCTTACTGATTTTTCTTCGGAATGCCATGATAGTCCTCAGGTTTTTGTGTAATTGGGTGAGATTATCTCACCCTGTACATATACGTCAAGTAACGTGATGTACTTTTACCCCCCATAGCCCCCCTAATTTGACTGTGATTTTTTTGCGATTTGTGTGGTTTGTCACAGGGGGGCGGAGTAGCGATTTTATATTTAGAAGGTGAAATATCACCTTCTGCTTCGGCTGGTCGGTCCTGTCCGACATTGCCTCAATCGTCCCCAGTTTTCGCCGCTCCAGGCGGCTCAGTCGGCGGGGGCGCCTCTGGTTTGGCATCGCCTTCGGCGATTGTCGCTTCGCTCTGTTTTGCAGGAATAGATTGTTCTGGCTGAAGTTTATGCGCCAGGCCTAATTCCCGCATTTCTGTTAAGTTTTCTGGATTTTGGACAAAATCTAAGAATTTACTGGGGTCGTTTTCGAACTTCGTTCTTATTGATGATGGTAGTTCTTCGAACATGTTTTTTGCTTTCGCTACTATTTCTAGTGATTCCTGAAAGGTATCACTTGTTGCGAATCCATAGCTGGCTTCGTGTTTATTGACGTGCTCTATTGCGCCCGTCTTTTGGTATTTCCGCATGATGTTATTGATATCACATTCATCGGTAAATGATTGTTTTGTTAATGATTGTCCGAGATCGCCGATATCGCCGAATCTCTCTTTTGGTCCGTATGCGGACCTGATTACGAAAGGTGATTTCTTTTTTGTCATCTTCTTCTGCTCCTGGCCCTTCGGGCCTTTTCTCGTAGTCGCTCAGCTTTCGATATTGTTCTTCTATTGAATCCCCTGAACGGGATTCTATTTTCCGCGCGTCTTTCGTCCGCTATCGGTATGGCCTGCTGGCCTGTTGGGAAAACGTATTTTGTCGCCCTTGCTCCTTTTTCTACTTTTCCCGCTGCCTCCGCAGCTAGTCTGCCTACCATTGCTGCTGGTGCGTCAATGTCGGCTTTAAAGCCCGCACCGCGGGCTTGTTGATTTAGTAGTTTGACCTCCGCAGCTATTCGCATTGCCATCCTTGCAGATGCCGCGAAATCTGGTGTTGGGGGCATAGCGCCCCCGGAGGCTTTCGCCCCCGGTCCCCCAGTTCCCGATAATATCGGGTTCAGCCCTGCGAGCCGTAGATCACGGACCTCTTTTTGATGGGCTGTTGTTGCCATCTCCCTTTGAAAGGATATGGATTTTTTTGCTGATGATCTGCCGAATAAGCCTCCAATTAATGAGGCTCCGCCAGTTATTAGCGCCGCACCTGTTACCGGATCGATTGGCATCAGAAATGGTCAATCATGCCCGGAACGCCGTATAACGGCATTGGGCGAGCGCAACGTAGCTTGAAATATACGTCTAGAATAAAGTGTGGTTCGCTTGGTACTGCGATAATACGATCTATTGGTGGTGTGTCCTCTATGAAAAGATCGTTCAGTACGGGCAACGTGAGGAAGTTTTGGGATAAGTGCCACGCATCGAGTGTTACTGGATCATTCGATCTCAGTTTTCCAGCAATTCTGCTGGGAGCGTATCGGTATTCAGCATAGCGTTCTTGGAAACCCCAGGTAGCCACATCGGCTACCGGGTCTGCATCGCCCTGGGCGAATATTTCCTGGTTAAGAACCGCCTGCTCTCCGATATGACTGAGCGCAGGCCAATAAAAATCAAAACGGGTGAGCCTCGACCAAGCTCGGTTCAACCCTTGTTGATATGTTAAATCGGCCCTTACGGATATAAAGCCGATTATTGTTACGTGCTCAGTGAATGATTTTGTAAATCCGTGTCCGGATATTTGTCCGACCCCGACTCCCGCCAGATTTCCCTGCGGAGTATCGGCTGTTTGAACGTCTGTTGCGGTGAAGCCGGTTTGTGCTATTGGAGTTATGTTAATGGGTGTGCTACCTCCCCCTAAATATTCAGGACGGGTAGCTCTGAGATCGGGTGATGAAACTCCGAAATGTGCCTTCGTGATTTCAATTAGGCGAGTTCCGCCCCTCGCATCGCGTTCTAGCAGCCGCTGA